GGTACCATTCTCAGTGTACGTGTATTGCAATTGCCCTGTGTCCAGACGCTTAACAACCATATTCTGCGGCAACAGCGGAATCAGGGATACCAACTTGCTACCAATAAAACGTTTTTCGACAAAGGCATTACCACGCAAACAGATACTGGCAACGATCATCAGCATAAATCGCGACGGGGTCATTTCCGGGTTAGGTCGTCGACACAGCACCTGGTAGGCCGTATTATTCTGCGCTAACTTACGTGAGCCATCCGGCTGCCGCTCGTATATTTTCAGCGGTAATGTAGAAACTGATTCACTCAGAAGTCTGACGCATGCCCACACAGCAGACAGCCGGATAACCTTATCTGCGGTAACGACTTTTCCACTACTGCTGGTTCCAAACCATTCCCGCCAGAACTCACCAGTTGTGAGACTGATGGGTACGCCCAGCCAGTTTAGAAGGGCGCTTTTTACGCGCCCTGGTTGCTTGTTCTTAGCCATCAGATACCCACTATGATTGGATCGTCAAAAAGCCCTCTAAATCACCATCGTCAGTGACATCACCTTCTGCTGCGCCTATTGCCATAGCTGAAGCAACCACACCATCAATACGGCCGGTACTTTTCTTCTTGGCAAATATGCGGTTTTCTTTCTGATCGGCTTCAGTTACAGCAGAAGCCGCGTTCCAGCGAAGACAGGGATTTGTTTTAATGATGATTTCGCCGTCATCCAGACGTTTTCGAAAAGCTCGATAGAGTGTGGCATCCACAACCCTGACTCCTGCGCTTTGTAGTAGCCCTGGCCGTGAGGGATCAGCGGCACAGAAACAGCGGCTTCCTCCAGCTCTGGTTCAAGATATTTGATGCGGTACTGGTCAAAGGCGATAGCTTTTATAAAAAACATCTGGGAAAGGTCGGCTATTCGTTCAGCAACAAACCCATACTAACCGCTTACCTGGCGTGGGTGGATATATCCGTCCCGCTCCCAGGCGTCATACGGAACCCGGTCTGTTTTGGCGCGATCTGCCAGCGTGTCTTTTGGTGTCCAGAACTCTACCAGCAGTTTCCGCTTTTTCGGAAAGAACAGTGCCACGCAGTAAGGTCACGGCTACCGGAGAGGTCCAGTCCACCGTAGCATTCCTCCCCCTGCAGTTCCTGAAGGTCAAATCCTCTTCGCACCCCATCCAGACATCGCTGCTCATCCAGGGTTATCAGCGTCAACCCACTGGCAGAATTCAGGCGTCTGACAATGCTCTCCTTCGATGGCATGCCGCGTGCCTGTGTGACCTGCTCACGCAGATAGCGCTCGTAAAGGTGTGACCCAGCGACGGATTCGCCTTTTTCCAGCAGGATTCATCCTTGAAAGGGTCCTCCCTTCATCAAGTGAGCAGATGAATGAGAAGAAGCTGTCATCCTCAATAGCCCCTTCAGCGACCTTGCGCCCGTACTCGTGATAGTCATAACAGACACTGGTTTTATCGTGGCCGCTGTTGGTGATCATGAAATCAGCGCCTGCCGCCTGCCTTTCGTCCCAGCGCGCATCATTTCAACCACCTGGTTGTTTTGTGCTCGTGAATTTCGTCAATCAGCGCACAGTGCGGGCGGGACCTGACTGACCGTCATCAGAACTGATAGCCTGAAGAATGAGCCAGTTGCAGGAATGCAAGGTTCCACTCTTTCCCGGCTCCGCCTGATTTGTGGATCGCTGCGCCACGCCGGTGACTGATCCACCATCGCCACTGCATCACGAAACAGGATCATAGCCTGGTCCTTTTCGTTGCAGCGGCATACACTTCGGCGCGTGGCTCTTTGTCGCGACCAGACAGTAAAGGGCTATACCCGCTGCCAACGGCGACTTCCCGGAACCTTTCCCGATTCAACATAAGCCATGCGATATCTGCGATAGTCGTCTGAGTTTTTCCAGCCAAATATCGAACCAACGATGAAGCATTGCCACGGCAATAAATTAAAGGGCTGGCCTTCATGTTCACCACCATTGAGCTTCAGCACTTTGCAAAAAAGTCGATAGCACGCTGTGCCGCCGACGCGTCCCAGTGCAGGCCCGCGCATGGCAAGAATCCAGATCTTAAGGTGACGCTTGCAGGAATTGCGTATATCGGGTCCGGCAATTTCCCTGCCGGATTCCACATCCATCGCGTATCGTGTGGCGGGTCAACCGAGAACTGGTTGAGCGGTCTTCTTCTTTTCTCCACCATCACTTTCACCTTCGTTCTGGCAGCCGGGGTAAGACCGAATTCAACCAGGTAACTTTTAAAGCGGCGATCCGCGTCGGCCAGCATTGCAACCGCCGGTTAGCCTTAATTAAAAACGCCTTCAGTCTGAACGGTATACGTCCTCCCCTCGTCAGCGATCGTAAGTCGCAACTGGAGTATGTCGGCGTAAATATCACAAAGGCGCTCCAGCGCCAGCACGTCAGCTACGGTAAGTACGCCATACCGTCAAGCAGCACAGTGAGTTTCCCCAGGCGACTTTTCCCCAGTCGGTAAGGTGGGCCGGAGGCTGGGTATTTCTCTCGCGGGCTGGGGTTCTTTATCGTTAAGTTTTCGCTTGCCCGGATTGCCGGTCACCACTTTAGTGGGACGGTTTCGGGCGACGTCCTGCCATCGGAACTCCCGGAAAAAAACTTTTCATTTCGCGTTGTGTACAAAAAGGATGGGCGGCGGTCATTTGTAGTCAGGCTTATGGACTTTTGACCCGCCCTCCCCTCAGATGAGAATTTATTTCATTTGAACCAGTGCGAGTTAGGATCAAGCGGCATGCCGTGCTCATCACAACCGATGACGGTGCCACGTTTCTCCATCCTCTGCTTAGTGGAGTCATGGTGCTGCTTACACAGCCCTTGCCAGTTCTTACGGCTCCAGAAAGCTTCTGCGCCCTCGCTATTGCCTGGCTGTCACCAGAGCGCAGCGCCTCTTCAGTTTGTGCGGGATGATGTGGTCAACCACCGTTGCCGCTGTCACCCTGCCTTGCTCCTGGCACATGACGCATAAGGGTGGCACGAAGGAATGTAAGACGCTCGCGGTCCCACTTCTGCCGTAGATGCGGGCTCATTGTTCATGCGGAGGTCCTATTGCTTGAGCAAGCGCTCAATCCCACTGACCCGTAAAGCGTTGCCGCTTCACTTCACCGCCAACTGCTACCACATAGCCACGCTCATCGTGAACAGCAGCAATTACTTCACCCTTCTCATCGTCTGCGGTGTAACGTGTTTAACCTCTACGCCGTCGAGATAGACGGTGTATCGTTCCTGAGCGAGGTTAATTTTTCTGCCGGGATCGTCATCTAATACAGTGAGACGCATATAACCTCCAAGAGTTATGCATTATCGCAGGCACTCAGTGAATGCCTGCTGTAATGATTACTTCACTGTTCGATTGTCGAACCACTTGAGTTCATCACGTACACCTGATCGCCAGGGTAAATGAACTGATAACGACAGCCATCTCCCGCACCAGGAATGGTTCACTCGCGTACTCTTCAATAAGAATGGCAATAGCATTGCCCCTTTAACCCCTTACGGGTAGCTACAACCAATTCTTCCTCCTGAACAGGGGTTTTCATTTCTGCATCTTCATAAATATCAGGAAGCCAGTAAGCAAAGTCCGGCGATTCGTATTCACTGATTAATCGCAGGGTGTCGCTGAATGTCTCAGAGTTGGGTCGGACAACAGAGACTGAAGGTTGCTCGCAAATGTGCGTTACACCGTCGATGATCGTTTTTACTGTAAACATGATTATTTCCTTCTTCGTCTTCTTCTGGTCATAAAAAGCCCGCTATTGCGAGGCTCTGTTTTTTCTATTTCTCGTATTCCTGAAAGCTGATTGTTGCCTTCTCAATGGCGGCCAGCAGCGGCTTAATCCAGAGAACAGCCTGGCAATATGTCAGGGTGCTGGAGGTAGTGGCGCTATCACTGACTGCGTCAACGTCCCCGGAATCGGTGTGCATTGCCCCGGAACGTAAACGGTACGTGTATCGAGCAGCCCACCAGCAACATCAGCAGGAACAGGCAGATCACAGGTTTTTTCACGGTGAAGGATCTCCCGATATTCGATGACAGTCTTTTCGGTACCTGCATCGATCAACGAATTAAGGCGGCTGGCATTTTCAGCCACCTGATTGAAGCGGTTGAAGTTGAAAGCCTGCGACGCGATAACCTGACCCTGTAGCGCGTTATCATGCTCCAGAACGCGCTTATCGTTTTGCGCTGTGCTCAGGTCAGCCTGACTGTTCGCCAGTAGAACACCGAGAATAGCGATAGCGCCAACGACAATAACAACCGAGATAATTGCCAGCCACCAGCGCCATGACGTTTCAGTGATGCCAGTAGTGCTTCAATCATGATTCTTCACCGAACTGGTGCCATTCATCAACGGTAACAGGCGGCTATCCCTCGGCTCGTTAACCGGCCAACGATAACCCGTCACTCGGGAACGTGAGAATGCACGAATATTGATAGCGTCAGACTGGTTACCACCGAGGACCATCAGGTCACCGTTCTGATGCTGCCCGACCACAAATCCGACATGGCCGCCGCCGTCGCGACTGAATACCACCACACAGCCATAGGCTGGCTCGCGAAGTTCGACGCCCCAGTTGAGGTATGATTTTGCAGACTCAAAGCGAGTTGATTTGATGCCGACACGTTCGAGCATTGAGCCGACGTATGCTGCACACCAGGGGGTTTCGTCATCTTTGATTCCGGCACGGTGAATATCCTTCCAGAACTGAAGCAGCAACGGATTATGGCGCGGGCCTTTAATTTCCATCTGCCCAATGTATTTACGGCCTTCCACCAGCCAGCGCGGTTCATTTTGCATTGATGTCACCTGTTCACACTTTGTTGTTGTCGCCACCGACACGACCGCCGATAAATCTCATTGCGAAACTGCGGATTGCATCCACGCCAATAAGACCAACGCCGCCACCAATGGCTACAGACAGAGATTTGGGCCACCCAAAGAACTCAAGAGCTGACGAAATAGACAGCGTCAGGACACCGCAGAGAAGGATTTCGAGTACCTTTTTCTTTTGCTCCCATTACCGCCGAAATACGCAATTCTCAGACCAGCAACAATAAGTGACATGAGAACCGCGCCCAGTGGCGTATCTCCGCGCCACCAGCTCTGGAACAGATCAATAAAGTCTGTCCAGGATTGGGATCGTTGTGCATTTCATAAGCCTCACCTCCGTTACTGACGGATGGCGCTGTGTGGAAAATAAAAAAGCCGCCGTATGGCAGCTCATAAAATAAAAAACCCCGCCAGTTGGCGAGGTTCTGTAATATTTAAGTTCGTGTCTAAGTGACCACTCTTAACACGTTATACTAAAAATGCGGACCGCACTAGCGTTTTTTTGATTATTTTGAACGCTCACTACAGCGTCCATTTCCAGAGGAACATTCAGCATAGAAAGACATCCCTCAATAAACCCTTCAGCCAGCATCATCTCAATACGTATTTGCTTTCGCTTTTCTTCCTGTGCTTCGCCATCTGCCGTTTTGAATACCGGAGAATATAATGTCCAACCAGCAGGTGATAATCGTACGGGCATTTTCTTATCAGTCGTGCCATGCAGCCTTCAATAATCAGACCATCGTCATCAGTACACATAGCCCTCATTTTGCTTGCTTGCGGAAGTAACCCTTTAAAACCAGCAGCGATGGAAGAATAATCAATATTGCATGCATCGCTTGCCGCCCATGCGCCCCACATATCAAGAACCTTTTGCATATCACGCTGCATGGTTCACCCCTTTTATCTGTCCCGTAATAATTTCAATGCTGTTGTTGCATTCGTTTCCCCATCGGTCCCATCCTTTCCACTCTTCCCGAGCGAATATTTCGATTCTTTTCACATCGCCGTATAATTGTTCCAGTCGGTTCCTTACTTCCCACGGCTTTGCGCTATGTTCGCCCAGACAGGTATGCACAACCTGTTTTACTGCTGCGCTGGCACGTTGTAAGCCCGTTCCTCTGGTAGCAATCAGCACATCCTCGGTATTGCTGCGTGTATGGTTGCCACCGTTCATGCGGGTTTCTCGGTCCAGCATTTCCAGCAGATCATTGAAGTCCACCAGCTCTCCTGTGCTTAATGCCTTATTGAAGCGATCAGCGGCGTTCTGGTTCAGCTTCACCCACGTAAAACCCTTCATCGTTCTGACCCGAAAGCCCCAGGATTCAGCCAACGCTACAGCCTCTCGGTTGTGCGTCCCCGTGTACCACATCGCCAGAACAGCGTTATCAGCCGCCAATGACCAGACCGGAAGGCGTTTAAGTTCCTCCATGCTCATTGTGCTGTAATGATTACAGGCAGCACCATTGCTGATTCTGTTGCCGTATTCCCACGGCGGATCGCAGTAGATAAGATCGTATTTCATGCTGCCCTCTGCTTTTTCAGTTCGCGGGTTTTACGGCGGTACTTAGCCGCAATCTCTTCAAGCTCTTCTCGTGAGTAGTGCTTCGCCTCATGTGGGCCTTCCAGCCAGTCCACCAGCCCAGGACCAAACCACTCAATGAGCGTCGCTCTGTAGCGTTCATGCACCGTTTTGTTCTTAGCGGTAAACCGACCAGCACCACCGTTACAGGCCTTGCACTGGCGATAGGCGTTCTTTTCTTCAAATCTCAGCTCCGGCCGTGCTCCAACACTCAGGAAATGCCCACAATCCCACTGACCGCCGAAAATCATCGGGGGATGGTATGTGCCGCAGGATGGGCAGGGCTTCCCCTCGTCGCGTTCACGGATGAAAGCGTTAAAAGCCGTCTGGGCTTTACTGAGAAAGTAACCGCGTGGCTGGAGCGCCTTCTTGCGAATCTTAAGGCTGACTTTTCTCTCTGTTTCAGCCTTTTTAGCCTTCAGTGCACGGTTATAGTCAATTGCACAGCGCGGACCACATACCTTCTGAAGGTTACGATCCGGTGTGAAGGTCTCACCGCACTGGGCGCACTTCTTCGGCTTGTATTCTTTAACTTTTGGCCTGGACGGTTTCTTCACTGTTTCATCCCCTTGTGGAATACCCATTCGAATACTTCAGAGCCATTGAGAAGCAGATCGTTGAAGTCGCCTTGTGCAGGCCAGCGGACCGATACCGTCTCCAGATCGTTCTTCGCATGCAGGTTTGCAGCAGCACATTCAAATGCGGCGGCATGTCCGGCAGCATTTGAATCAGCATCAGCGAAAATAATGAGGTTCTTTACCCCGGCAGGAACACGGAATTTCTTCATGAACGCAGTGTTCATCGTTGCCCAGGTATGACATTTGGTGATCTGATGGCAGGCCAGCGCGGTTTCGATACCTTCAGCAATGCCCAGCGTCGAAGACGTTGGAAACATCCTGATCGCTACTGATTTCGCGAATTCTAAATAGCTGTCCTCCTGCAATTTCATCATCTTCTTGGATGCGCCACCTGTATGGGCCTTCTTATCTCCGTCAAGTAAGGTGCGATGCAGGTAACACAGCTCTCCACGGTCATCTGTTGCCAGCGCATAAATTGCCTGGAGGTTTTTACCGTCTGCTGGCTGTTTGTCGCAGTATCTGACGCTGTCTGCGGGTAAGGAGTTGATCCCTCTCCCCTTCAGATAATTGTCCGCACTGGTGCCGCGAAGCGGTGTGAGTTTTGCAAACTTACGGCTGACGCGTTCACGCTGTTGTGCCAGCGATGTGCGAACCGGGTTTACTCTGGTTCTGTCCTGGGTATATTCGTTACCAATGATCTGGTCTACTTCCGAGGCAAGTACCTTAAACGCCTTACCCGTACTGGCTGTCAATAACGCCCAGCCATCACCTGAACCACAAACACAGATGTATGACCCGGTTCCGTCCTTGTCGTCACAGCGAAACTTCCCCTTACGACCGCACAAAGGACATTCACCTTTAAAATGGTTTTTCCCCGTAATACCTGGCAGGCCGTAATGCTCGAAAATTTCAGACCAGCGGCCAATGGCGGCTTGTTTGGTATTCATGCGGCTTCCCCTTGCTTCTCTTTGCTTTTCGCAAATGCGATCTGTTTGGATTTGATGTAATTACTGACTTCCGGTGTGATTTCTTTTGGCGTGTGATGAAGTCCACGCGGCCAGACACCGAATTTTTGTCGATAGGTATGCGCACACCAGCCGTCGCTGACAGGTCGTCCCTGCGCGGCACGAGTGCGTTGATAGAAAAGAATCTGGGACCACCAGGATTGTTTCTGCTCCGGGGTGTATTTGATTTCAGCTTTGCTGACCTTTGTCAGTCCGCGTGATTTGTCTGTTTCAACATCTTCGCCAGCCAGTGGTTTAAATCCGCATTTCGGACAGATATAAATTCCGGCTGGTTTTACGTAGTGACACTGGCTGCATTCTTTCGGCAGTTTCTCAGGTTCGTCAGTTTTAACTACGCGCTGAGGGGCATCTTCCATGCCGTCAGACGATGAGGGGAGATAGTCGTATTCAATATCATCTGGATAGCCCAGCTTGTTCACTGTGCCGCTGTGATCGAAGATAAGGCAGTGATCTTTGCCAGGGGCGGCGCGCAACCCGCGCCCCAGCGTCTGAATCCATCTGATTTCGCTTTTAGTCGGGCGGGCAAAGATGATGCAGCGAACATCACTATCGAACCCGGCAACTAATACGCCGACGTTGATGATGATTTTGGTAATGCCCTGCTCAAAGCGGCGGATCGCTAACTGCCGCTCGTCATGCGGTGTGCTGGCCGTCATGACCTCAACGGTCACCCCGGCGCTGGCAAACTCCACCGTGACATAGTTTGCGTGGGCTACATCGACACAGAAACAGATCGTGGGGCGGTCCTCCCCATTCTCAAGCCAGTTTTTAACGATATCTCCTACAAGCTTGGCTTCACTCATTACCTTACTGAGTTGGCCTTCTTTGTAGTCACTGCCGTAGCCTGCAACGTAGGAAGTTTCAACGCCTGTCAGATCAGGATGAGAAGGTGCGTAAAATTCATATTTACTCAGAGCGCCAATGGAGATCAGCTCTTTCATAGTTGTCGGTTTGATCAGGCGCTCATAGTAGTTGCCCAGGAACTTAGCGAACGGGGTACCGGAAAGACCGATCACCTTCGTTGAAGTGTTGCGGGTGAGGTTGTCGATAACCTCCAGAAGTTTTTTCCGCTTCAGGTGGGCTTCATCAACGATCAGCAGGTCAATGTTATCCGGGAATTCACGGCGGATGAGCGTATCAGCGCTTGCTATCTGGATGAGTGCAGTCGGGTTGTATGACGGGTGATCGCGCCATACATAACTGATCTCTTCGGCAGGAAGACCGTACTCAATGAAACGGGATGCTGTCTGGTCCAGCAGGACGGTGTATGGGGCCACAAACATTACGCGCATTTCACGACTGACGAAACCATCAGTGATCAGCGCTGCAATAGCCGTCTTACCAAAACCAACCGGGGCATAGAGCATGAACGAATTATTCTTTTTCCATGCACTACGCAACATGTTGAGTGCGACGATCTGTTTCTCACGCGGCTGGATGTTAAGCATTGGCAGACACCTCCCCAAAAGCCATAGCAACCAGGTCATCGATCACAAACTTCGTGCGCTGACGCTGGACAGACAACACAACGGTTTTGGTTCCGTCTTTGCGCGCCCGACCTTTCAGAAAACCGCCGTGGATATGGCGAATAAAGTATTCAGAGTTAGCAAGGCGTGGGATGCTGCGAACCCGTCCCAGATTACTGACTTCATAAGCGCTGGAATAAGGCTCAACTGGCACCGGGGCCCATTTTTCGTTTGCGTCTGAATAAATCATCTTGGCTCCTTTTGGATGGCTAAACGTCCGGATTTCCAAGCGGCGTTTTAACCCCATACAGTGATCTGTCTGTTAGATCGATCTCTTCTGGTAAAGCTGTTCCAGCCCTTCGGGCTAAAACCCAACACCGCCCCTTTCCCCCAACCCGATTTCAAAAATTCATACCCTGGGTGGGAGCGACGTATAGCCCCTGACTGCCGGGGTATACCTCGAACAAAACTCACGTAATCGGCGGTTTGCATTCCGTCGTGCTGCGTTCTGCTGCCGGAAAGAAACCGGTTCAGCGTCGAACGCTTCCTGGTACGCCTGCGCGTACGCCACCGCGATTTTTTCCCGCATGCCTGCCGGGAGTGTTGCTAACTGCTCTTTAATCCACGGGGCGTCCTCACGAGAAAAAACCGTGGGCATCGTCACGTAGGTATATTCGTCCTGATACATTGGCCCTCCTGCTTAGGTGGTGAGCCTGTAAGGGGTTACTCTCGCTTTGGTTTTCGTCGACCAAAGACAGCAAGGATGGATTTCACTTCTTCCTCTCTGGCTGCAAGGTGTTTCCTGTGGTAATGCCTGATTTCATCCGCTTCAGATTCATCAATAACCCCATCTTCCAGAGCCAGGTTGATGACTATGTCGACATGTCCACGCATGGCGGCGGTGTTCATGGCCTTGTTGAAGAGTTCGACACGATCAAGGTCCTCGAACCTTGGGACATCCACCAGCAATGCACCGCGTCTCTTAGCAAAGTAATCGGCCAACTCGGCGGTGCCGGAAATGTCTTCCATCGCCTCAAGTTCAGCGACTTCAAAGAACCTGCACCCGTTTTTCTCATACAGGTTGTTATTGAACTGCGTTACCGTCATACCAAGGGCTCCAGCCATCGCCTCACGCCCTCCCGGATATGCCTTGCACATCGCTTTCACAACTTCTTTGAGACTGTGCTCTACCATGTTGTTTATCCTTCGATTAAGATTTTCGAATTGGCATGAACAGGAATCGGAAAATTTGCAAAACCCACTGTCGCAACTTGCTCTTAACGCCTGGTACAAAGTCCTTATCGCCCTCGGAAGTTTTGTCTTCCTTCTCGCTGGTGCTGGGATGTTTCCAGCTTATCCGGCTGGGGCAACAGGCCTTATGGCACTCGGATGTGTCGCTGTCGGAATAGGCGAGTGGATTAATCACCCTCTTACAACGGCCATCTACCAAGAAAATGTGTTTAGGGAACGAGTCTTCACCTTCAGGATGAGAACCGTTAAACCCGCAGGTCTTTTTTTCGATCTGCTTGGCGCTGTCCTGCTTTTGGCTGGGTGCATTAAATTCTTCTAACTTCCATCCAGTTAGCGTCACCGTGGAGTTCTCGCGGTCAATTTTCACTGACCCCGGTATCAGTCGGTTTAAACGCTCAAAAAACTCGTAATTCATACACCTACCCATTCCTTTTCCACTTGGTAGTTACTTTTCAACCCTTGACTGCTGGATAATGGACTTATCAGTTATGGGTTAAGCGATTTTTTTATGACTAGGAAAAGGACGTACTTCCTCACCCTTAACGCTTCCATCCTTCTGAATTATTACGAAAATATCGCGACCACTACGGATGGCTTTACTGATTGCACATTGAATTACGCCAAAGTCATTGGCAGTTTTTGCCTGACCATGAATCTTGGCGTATTCCGCTAATGACATTCGACTCATAGGTATTCTCCATCTTGTTACCATGGCAAAAGAATACTTTGGGTATTTATATCTGTCAATACGGTGGGTATTTTTAATTTTAATAGCTGTGGTATTAGAATGGCATTATGGAATCGAAAAAGAATCTGACGACAGAACAGCTTGATGACGCCGCGCGGCTAAAGGCTTTGTATGAGTCAAAAAAGAAACTACTGGGTATAACACAATATACCATCGCCGATGAGTTGGGGATCACTCAGGGTGCTGTAGGTCATTACCTTAACGGGAGGAACGCCTTGAATCTTTCCGTGGCCGCGGCCTTCGCAAAGATTCTTCAGGTGTCTATAGCTGATTTCAGCCCGTCAATTGAAGCGGAAGCGCAGAGTATGTTGGCGCATGAAAAATCAAACGTTCAGTACATCGGACCCCATAAAAGAGGTAATAAATACCCGTTAATTAGCTGGGTGCAAGCAGGCGCATGGGCTGAAGCGATGGAACCCTATACCGTTGATGATATAGACGAATGGTATGAATCAGATGCGAAAGTTTGTGGGGATGCTTTCTGGCTCAGGGTTGATGGTGATTCAATGACGGCCCCTACAGGGTTGAGTATTCCTGAAGGAACCTTGGTTTTAATCGATACAGGTCGCGAGGCTGTAAATGGCAGCCTGGTTATTGCCAAAATGATCGATGCTAATGAAGCAACTTTTAAAAAACTCATCGTTGATGGTGGTCAAATGTTTCTTAAGGGGCTTAACCCGGCATGGCCAATGAAAGAGATTAACGGTAATTGCAAAATTATCGGTGTTGCAGTCCAGACCATGATGCGCTTAGTTTGATTGATACCCAGCAGTAAGCTGGGTTCTCACCTCTCCTCACTATTACCATCTCAAAGTCATTTTAATTCCGTAAAAATAAAAAACCTTTCCATTCAATTAAGTAGCAAAAAAACACCAAAAATAAATACCCAGAGTATTTACAAAAATAAATACCCTAGGTAATCTTTGATCATCAACAGCGAACAGACCGAAACCAATCACCACCCAACCGGCTCTTCGTTGAACGGCAGAAGCCATGCCGTAGCGCTCTTTAACAATCAGCAAAGTCGGAACAGCACATGAAACCTGTTTAGACCCCTGCGCTTTAATGCGACGTATCACCGGGTGCGATCCGGTCGGTGAGAGGGTTAGCCACGATAACTTTCGTGCGTGAATGGGGAACACTGGCAGGGGAAGTGTGCAAGCGCAATGTGATTTATTCCAGCCTCTTCATGTGAGGGGGTTGGGCTAAATCCACCAGCAATAAATAACGATTATCCGGAGACCATCATGCAGAAGAATGAACCAAAAATTGTAGCTGACGGCTACAGCACCGAAGAGATTTATGCCTGGATGAAACAGAAAATTTCGGCTTCCAGAATGCTGGATGCAGCGTTAACTGAACGTGAGGTGCTCAAACACGCGCTGGAAGACTGCGAGAGCAGAATCGAAGAGCTTACAAACTCCTCAGCGCTGGAACTTTCAACAGCTAAAGACACGTCTTCTCACTGCGCTGTAGATGAAAGAACCTATAAAGATATTCAGGTAATAATTTATCTACTGAAAAAACCTACAGGGAACGCCAAAAGGGACGAAGAAAACGCAGCACTGGCTGATATGTACAGCACTGCATTAAAAAGTGGAAAAGTCGTTGGATTTATTTCTGATGACGCGCCAGGCGTTATTGAAGCCCGCAAGGCACTTGGACAAATCAGCTAGTTTTTTTCAGCATGATTTGCAGTTGAGCATATAGGTTTTCCATATCTTCTTTCTTTATCAGCCAGCGAACATGTTCCTGCACAGAATATGGGTCTGTTTCACCTCGAATATCAGTATCGTAAACGAACCCATTCATTACCTTGCTTCCTTTAATTTCGCTGTCAGTGAATGTGATCCCAATTACACGCTTCATTCTTTAATCCTTCCTGGCTGTGTGAGAGCAACCAAGATACCACCGAGCCTGATGTGGTGAAAAGACAGGCAAACAGGAGAATGTGATGGAAATTACTTACCAGAATCAACAGACCAGCGAAAGAGGATTTCAATAATGGGAACTCTGTACGCATTAGTTCTGACCATTGTTATGGCGAATGGTGATTACCAGGAGGCTGTTATCGGTGTCTTCGGAAGTCTGCGTGAATGTGAATCGGCATCAAGTGAACAAACCAGCATCACTAACTGCTATCGGGTTAAAGATACTCCTTCAGGTGTCAGCCAGTTGGTTGAAGTTGATGAGTAAATTAAATATTTGGCGGTTAGCCAGTCTTTCACCATTCCAAAGGAGGAAGAAGATAATGTTCTGATGGGTAACCGCCCTTTTTATTCAATGTGTCCGCTTCCGGTGTCGGCTGGGCTTCCCTCCTCAGCGCGGGTTCAACTCCTGCCGGATACCCAATTCCTCGGTGACTTATATGACCTTCCGTAACGTTAATTTTCAGTACGGCGACCTGATGCGCGTCCCGCGTGGTGTGCAGGCTGTTCGCAACCCAAAAACCATCGCCAATATCTGGCGGCGTAGCTGGATGTACAGGCTGCTTACCCAGAAAGGCGATCCATGTTTATAGATGGAGAGAATTATGTCCGACGCAAAAAACGTCACACCGTTTAGCCAGCAACTCGCTTATATCAACAAAGGCACTCTGGATGCTGAACTGACAGAAGCACTGGCAGAAGTAATCAAAGCCGTGCGCGAAACGGGTAAGAAAGGCGCTGTTACGCTGACGCTAAATTGCAGCATGCTGAATACCCGTGACGAGAACACAATGAAAGTCACGCCCAAAGTCACCCGCACCATCCCTGAACTCGACCGCGCAGATACCATTATGTTCTCAACCGCAGACGGTGATCTTCTGCGTGATGACCCTGCGCAAGTTCAAATGGACTTGAAAGTTATTGAGCCTGCCGCTCAGACCACACCGATCAAGCTGGCCCAGTAAACCCTCCGTTCCAACCGTACCAATCTGATAAGGAAATATTCAATGTCTCAAATTGAAGGCTCTACCGTGCTCGATATCCGTGATCTGGTCTCCGCAACTCTGAAGACCGAAACGGATATCCCGTCTGTCGTTGTGCCAGAAGGTTTTGAAGTTAAATCTCTTGAATCACTTCAACTGGCCCCGTCGCGTATTCGTCAGGCCGCAAACCTGATTTCTCCCGGTTCGCTGATCGCCTATATCCAGCGATTCCGTGATGAACGGACTGTGGTTTTCGCTGATAAAACAAAAACGAAAATTGTCGCCGTTCTGGACTTCCATCAAAACGCTGATAACCCAAGCTGGGCTGCGCATAAAGCTGTTTATGACTGCCCGTTCTCTGACGACTGGAAAGCCTGGTCTGCCAACGATGGCACCAAGATGGACCAGATCAACTTCGCTGAGTTTCTGGAAAATAGCATTCAGAACATTGCGCCGGTTAGTGATTCATACCAGGGGCCATCTGGTACTGAACTTCTGGAAATGGTTCTCGCATTCCAGGAAACCCGCAAATCTGAATTCAAATCGGTTAAACGCCTTCAGGATGGTACATGCCAGTTCCAGTTCAGCGATGAAAAATCCGGTTCCGGTAATACCAAAATGCCGGAAAAAATCAGCCTGGCAATTTCACCATTCCATAACGGTTCGCCATATCAGGTTGACGCCCGCATCCGTTACCGCCTGCGAGATGGTCAGTTGATCCTCTGGTATGAGCTGATCGAACCGAAGAAAGTCGTTGAGCATGCTTTCCAGGAAATCGTTACCGATATGGAAAACCAGCTCGGCGAAGACCTCCCGATTTACGAAGGCTCCGTTTAATCCCGTCGTGTTGTTTTATGCGCCTGCCCTGCGGGCGCATAGCAAAGCACTCTCCCACTACCTGAAGGAGTACCCATGCCAAGCTTAGGCCAACTCTACAATGACAAAGACGCCGGGTTAACAACCCGCAAAACCTATAATGTCCCTCTGGATAAAATTTACGCCGAAGAAGGCTACAACGTTCGTGAACTCAACCAGCCGCATGTTGAAGAGTTCCGTGATGCATTTATTGCCGGTGAATATATCCCGCCTCTGGCCGTAGAAGTTACCGAGCGCGGTGTAAAGGTGATCGACGGTCATCACCGTTATTATGGCGCGCTGGCTGCCATCGAAATGGGGCACGACATTGTGCGCCTGGAGTGTAAAGACTTCATCGGGAGCGAAGCGGATAAAATCGCTTTCATGGTAACCAGCTCGCAAGGGCTTGCCCTTACTCCCCTTGAGCGCGGTGCAGCATACCATCGCCTTCAGAATCAGGGATGGAGTCCTTCAGAAATAGCCGCAAAAGTTAAACGCTCTGAGTCCGATATCCTGCAACACCTTCAACTTCACGAATGTACCCCGTATATCAAAAAGCTCGTGCGTGATGGTTCGATGAATTATGCCATCGCAATCAGTATCTCCCGCGAGCATGGCGTGTATGCCGATCGCGAAGCTTCACGACTGATGAAGAAAGCTGAAGCCGCAGGTAAGAAAAAAATAACTAAAAGCATAGCCAGTCCTCAGTTTAATGCCGGGAAAGCCAGGAAGTTCCTGGAGCTTATTTCATCATGTGCTGAGGATTCCGGCGAAGTGCTGACCATTGATATTCCACCAGCAATGCAGGCTGAAATAACCTCAATTCTTCGCGAATTTCGGCACGAGGCTGATGAGGTGGATTCATGAAAAAAGTTACTGAACTGGTGATGTGGACCCTGCTCTTTTCTTCTCTTTCTGGAATCGGTTTAACCGCAGGGTTCTATTGCTTCATCGCCACGGCACGACTGATAGCGAGGGTTATTTCATGAATATCGAATACCAGGATAAGGGCGCGGCGGCAAACATCATCATCACCAGCACCGTTTTTGAGTTTCGTCGTCATGTTCGCGTCGTTGATACGGTTCTGATGTGTACGCCGGGTGTTATTGCAGAGCGTTGCGGCTTCTTCCTGATGAAGACTGTGATCTCAGGTCGCTCTAAAGAAATGCTTCGAGCCAATAAGACGGCGAGGCGGGAGGCGGCACGATGACGGTTTTTGAATACATCCAGGCTCATCCAAACACCACCAGCGGTGACATCGCCAGAGGGCTGAACAAGAAGACGCCCGCTGTGGCAGGCGCAATATCCCAGCTTTATACGACTGGTCGCGTTGTGAAATCAGGGATGTGTAAGGGTGTCCCTACTTACCGCGTTAACGATCTCCCTTATGGGTGTGGTAACGCACTGCTAATTCAATTCAACCAACTACTGATGGAGTGTCGACGTGAAGCAGTCCGATTTACCGCGCTGCCCTGAGTGCGGACTGATGCCGGAATGGGGGCTTAAAAAGGATTACCACGGACTTTATCGCGGAGAACTGCGTTGCCCGTACAACCATTATCGGGTCCCGCTGAATGGTCCTGTTGGTAGTGAGGATCGTGCGAAAGAGAAATTATCTTCAGCATGGATTGAGTTAACCACAAATATTCATGAGGCCGGGAAATGAGCACCTATCTTAAGCCAGGAGAGGTTCGTTGCTGGTCATGCAAAGAGTGGATGTCGAATAACGAACTGGAGAATGCAGACGGCAGTTGTCCGCATTGCGACGTAGAAATCTGTACAGATGAACCGCCATACGCCGATGAGAAGGAGGCTGCGCAATGAGTAAGTCGAGCATGGAATATCACTTTGATTTTCCTGCGTCCCGAGGATTGCAGGGGAATACATTGGTATTGCTGATGAGCGTTCCCGGAAGAGTTTTAACTCGTGTTCTTTCTTCAGATAATTACGGGCACACGCTTGAGCGCTCACAGCGAGAAATTAATAAGTCCCGCGTTAAGAAGTTTTACGATTATCTGGTGACGGCAACAGACAATAAAGAGCCTTTCATTATCCCGCCGTTGGTTGGTAACTGCGCTTCTCATGTTGAGTTTGAAGAATTCGGTAATACAAACGTTGGGGTTGTCCGGTTCCCTATGGACGCCGAGATTAAACTTTTTGATGGTCAGCATCGCGCCGCTGGTATATCTCAGTTCTGCAAAGAATACGATATAAACCTGCATGTTCCTTTAATGATGACTCTGCAACTTCCGCTTAAGACACGTCAGCAATTTTTCTCTGATATCAATAACAACGTTTCCAAACCATCAGCCGCTATCAACATGGCCTATAACGGCAGGGATCAGATTGCCCAGACGATGGTGTCCTTCCTCTCCACTCACGCAGTGTTCTCTGAGATCACCGACTTTGAACACAGCGTGGTTCCGGCAAAAAGCGACTTCTGGGTAAGTTTTAAGGCTGTTGGCGATGCAACAGCAAAATTCGCGGGTAACGGGGACGAAGCGCTTTCTACTGGTGATGTGTATGACCTTTGGGAAGCCTGGCTGAAACTGACAGCGATTGAAGGTATCCGACACGGTGTATCACCCGCTGAATACAAACGAGATTACATTCAGTTTCACGCGGTGATGATCAATGCATTCGGTTTCGCGATCCAGGAACTGCTGAGGCGTCGTCCTGCACACATCATCGTGCAGATGATTGAAGAGCTGGTGACAAAAGCCACAATGACCGAGCTGGAAGACTTCTTCCTTATATCTTCATGGGGAGGTGTTTGCGCTGATACCAGCAAGGAGAGAGCAACTGTTATTGCCAGCGTTCCTGCACAAAAAGCAGCTGCACAGAGACTAGTTGCGGCCATAACAACTGGAACATTTACAGAGGCACGCGAAGCATGAACACAATAACCAAAGAGTTCACCAAAGAGCAGTTAATTAAGCGCCTAGAAGAGCAGGAGTCGTCGGCGCGTTACGCGTTAAGTTTTGTGCAGGATAGTGAAATCCTGCGAAATATTGAAATGGATTTGCGCATTACTGAAATCGCGCGGGCATCGCTGGAGGCTGAACCTGTTGCGTGGACTGATGCGGATGAATTGCGTGATTCAAATAATGGCGGCAGCGGCTACCTATTCAGTATTGGCGGTGACGCTAATAAATTTGCGGACCATCGCCGTCAGTTGGTCCTCTACACCGCCCCGCCAGTGCCGGTATTGCTCGCTGAAAAAACTGAGGACGATTATGAGCACAGCGAAACATATGGAGGACCGGACCCGTATTGCATGGGGCATATGGACGGCTGGAACGACTTCCGCCGCCACGTCATGCTCGCAGCAGCACCGCAGCAAGAGGTAGAACCCGTACCAAAAAAGTAGACCACTGCGATGCATGTACTGAAGGTGCTCGCGGAGGATGTGGAACGTGCATTTTTAACGGTAATTTTTGATGAGGTGCTCATGACTACTACCGATTTTATGGAAGAGCAGGAAGTGTTTGACCTGCTCAAAAAGAAAAAAACAGCAATCTGGCGTTTACGAAAAGAACATGGATTCCCTAACCCGGTACTTACCTACCCTTCCCGATACAGCAGAAAAGCTGTAATGAAATGGATAGATGAGGGTGGCGTCAACCGAGCTGTTTGACATGCCAGAATATCTTATCAGCATACAGTTCATACGCATCTTTCTGCTCCACCAGCCAGTCATGTTTGTTATAAACCGCCATCACTCCCCCCAGCTCATGCCCCAACATCTTTTCAAGGACGTGGGGCATCACCCCTTCCCCCGATAAGTTTGTCACCAGCGAGCGCCTGAAGTCGTGTGTTCGCCACTCCGGAATATCAATTTTATCCCTTAATTTTTTCATGTATAGATTGGCTGACGAGCGATCTATCGCCTTGTCCAGTTCCTGACCGGGGAAAAGAATATCCCTGCCGGAATTGAGTAACCTTTCCACGTATGGTTTCACCTGGTCGAATACAGGCCGCCGGATAACGTTTCCCATCTTGGAATGCTCTCCTGGTGTGGTCCAGATGAGATCATCCATATTAAACTCGCTGGCAGTTGAAAGACGCAATTCAGACAAACGGGCACCCCATAGCAGCAGTAACTGGTGCAAGACTTTGTTGGAGGAAACAATCTTGTTGTTCTCCAGCGCCAGCCAGACTTTTGCAAGCTCGGTATATGTAAGAACCCGGCTACCCACATCGGGCTTTTTCCCAATGGTTTTAACGCTGAGTTTCAATACGTCACATGAGGGAATCAGTTGACGACTGATGCACCAGTTCATCACGGATCGAAGCTGGAGAAGTAATACCCTGGCTTTCTTGCCGTTCTTCTTTTCCTGCTTTTCGAAGAACCTGACCCAGGATGAAACGGGAATGTTGACTACCGGTGCATCCGGGAATTCTGTGTACATGGTGTTGTACACAACTGACTTGTACAGCGTCTGAGTGTTGGGCTTGAGTGTCTCAACGTATTTGGTCCACCACTGATCCAGGCACTCCTTCAGCGTTAGCTCGCCATCTTCTTTGGCAAAATAATTTTTAGGGTTTAGTCCCTTGATGTACAATTCGCGCATCTCACCGACTATCACGCGAGCCTCTTTGAGAGACATTGCAGGGTATCGGCCAACAGAAAGGCGGACAGGCTTCCCGTTCCAGCGATAACGATACTGAAACGTAATCGTTCCGGTTGGGGTGATACGCACACTCAGACCGTCACCATCTGTGACTTCGGGTGCGCCATTGTAAGGCTTGGCATTTATGCTGCGAAGTTTGGTATCACTGAGGGCCAC